CGATCCCTTACCTCAAGACGCCTGGCGTAAGCCCCCCGGGCGGCGTGCATTTTTCGCTGTTGCTCCCCGACACGTCGTAACCTCGCTTCCTGCTCAGAAAGCTGCCTGTTATAACGCATCGTTTCACGGGTAATGCGGGCCGTCGCACTGGCGCCATCATTAGCTGAAATACCAGCACGATAAAGTTCTGCACGCACAAGCGCCGTCTGCTGCTGCAGCTTTTTCTGGCGTTCTTCCAGGCGCTGAACAGCCAGCCGTTGACGGCCCAGAGCAACAACCTGACGTTGCGAAGGCGGCCCCATCGCTCCCAGTTCCTGACTGAGCAAATTTGCACGCTGGCGGGCATAGTTCAGCCTGTCGCCTAATTTCTGATTTTCTGCCTGCAGCTTTCGGAAGCTGTCCAGACTGCTCCCGGCCTGATCAAGCTGCTTTATTGCATCGCGGGATTTTTTGACAGCAGCAGCCAGTTCTCTTGAACTGGCCTGCGCGGATCGAAATGGGCGGGTGAGTTTGTCAACCGCATTAAGAATCACCTGCAGACGCAGGTTATTGTCACTCATGGCTGGCCCCGCTTCTCTGAATCGCTTTATACCGCCATTCCAGCACTTCGGTCAGCGGCATAACGTCAGTAACGGATGGCGGCCAGTGAAAGATGGTGGCGATATCAGCCACCAGATCGTCAACCGTCAGGCTGTCGGTAAACCGGCAAGCACCGACTTCTTCAACAAAAAAGTGACAACCTCAACCGACATGGCAGTGAGATCTGCCGGGTCCATCTCTGCAATTTCCTGTGCAGTCAGTGCCGGACTGGAGATGCGGGGGATCACGGTCATCATCGCGTTCACATCCATATCCATAATGGCCTGCAGGCGTGTGCCGCGCAGCGCACCGGACTGCGGTTTACGCAACACAATTTCGGTAATTTCTGTTTTACCGCGCATGATGGGAGTATCCAGTTGAATGGTCTTTTCAGTCTGCTTATCGCTCATTTTGTTGTCCTGTAAATTAGGTTCTGGCGCGGCATTCCGCGCCGTTCAGATACATCAGAGGCCGAGGGCGTTGCGGTGCGCTTCCATCAGGTCCACACCGTCCACAATTTCCACCATGTTGATCAGGTCCACTTCATAGAGCACCTCACCATTGATGGTCAGCTTCGCGTAGCTGTTGGTACTGGTCACTTTGGTAGTGTTGCTTTCGCCCGTCTTCCACTCGCCGGAATCTACTTCTTTGTGACGTCCACGCACCACAAGCTCCACGGCCTGCACTTCCCCGGTATCGTCACGCTGAATAGAGCCGGTAAAGCGCAGCTGGATGCCATCCACCGTGGCTTTGCCCATCTGCTTAAACAGCAGCAGTTCAGTACCACCAATGGAAAATTCTGTATCCAGTGCACTGTCATCCAGTCCCAGATCCACATCCACCGCTCCGGGCATACCGCCGCCGCGATACTTCTCATATTTGCGGGTGAATTTCGGCAGCGTCAGCGACTCAACGATCCCCTGCCAGTTGTTCCCGTCGTTAAACAGGTTCAGGTGTTTTAATTTGCGTGGTAAAGCCATGTTGTCCCCTTACGCGCTGACCTGGCTGGAGAAATTCACCAGGTACTGATCGGTGATGCGCTGACGCAGCATCAGGTTTTCAAGTGGCGGCACTGGCGTGTAGTCGTAATCTATGGTGAGCTTCCCGGCTTTCAGCGTGTCTTTATCGTTCACCGACTCGTCCAGCCAGCAATCACCACCAATGAGATAGCCCTGACTGACCAGGCTACGCATTTTGGCGCGGATACCTTCGATAATGTCGCGGGCCAGCGACGGGTTCAGCGGTTTGTCCACCGCCCACATGTGCGCTTCTGCCATCGTGTCCATCAGCACCTGCGCCGTGCGGGTGTAGTTTTCGAAGGCAAAGAGCGGATCATCGCTCAGACAGCGGGAACCCCAGAAGCGGAAACCGTCTTTGCGGATAAGCGTGGTGATATCGTTCTGGTTAAGCAGACCTGCATCGGTTGCCGGGTCCTGCAGATCCCAGAACACATCAGCAGAAATTCCGGTGACACCGTTCACGCCCACGTTGGACAGGCTTTTGTGCCATCCGGTCTGCTCATCAATTTTAGCGCGCAGACCGAGCGCACGGGCGGTGGCATAAGCCGTTGCTTCGGCATTCAGCACCGTGTCCCAGCCAGTAAAGTCGGGCCAGATCAGCATTCCTTCACGCTGACTGAAGTTTTCACGGTAAGTGATTGCTTCCTGCACCGTCTTGCAACCATACGCTGACAGGTAAGCAAATCCACGCAGGCTTTGCGCCACGCTCAGCAACTCAGTAGCTACCGCCTTCGTGTCGTGACCTGGCACGCCGAGAATGCGCGGTTTAACGCCGAGCTGTGCCTGGGCAGATAACAGGGCTTTCATACCTGTTTTTTTACCCTCGGCGGTCACTGCGCCAATGATATTGGTTGTGGTTTCTTCTTCCGTTTCACCCTGCGGCACACGCACAACAACGGTCACGGGTTTTGCCTGGTCAGCGATGGCATCCAGCGAACGGGCCAGCGTGCCAGACTCACCCGCTTTACCGCTGGCGGTCAGCACATCAGTGATCAGCACAGGTTTATTAAGAGGAAACATTTTTGCATCGGCATCATCGCCCGTGCAGACCATACCCACGATGGCGGTGCTCACCGTGGTAATGGATCGGGTGCCTTCGTTGACTTCAACAACGCGCACCCCGTGGTGGTAATCCTGAGCCATAGTGGCGAACCTCCTGATTGGATTAGGCTTCGCCCTATGTTGAAATGATTGTGCCTGACAAACAGCTAAACGCAGTTGTACCGTTATTCACACAAAATGACGGTATTTGTCTGCTTTCAGGGATAATCAAAATAAAGCTGATTCAGGGAGATTTATTGTTCTTATTTGCCGGAAATTTTCGATAAATGGTAGAAACGCCTACATCAAAAATCAGTGCAATACGCTGTCTTGATTCTCCGGCCTCGAGTAAACGCCCAATCTGTGCCCACTGTTCGCTGGTCAACTTAGGACGGCGTCCACCTACTCTGCCTTTAGCACGAGCTGCAGCCAGCCCCGCCCTGGTACGTTCAACTATCAGTTCGCGTTCCATTTCAGCCAGGGCACCCATGACATGAAAAAAGAAACGGCCCATTGGGGTGCTGGTATCAATACTGTCAGTCAGGCTTCGGAAATTCACGCCACGCTGGCGCAGCTCTTCTATCAGCGTAACAAGATGCCGCATACTGCGCCCCAGTCTGTCCAGCTTCCAGACAACCAGCGTGTCTCCTGCCGATAGTGTCCTGAGCAGCTTTTTCAGCCCCGGTCTGTCGGACTTGGTGCCACTGATTTTATCCTCAAAAATCCGCTCACATCCCGCACAGTTCAGTGCATTGCGTTGCAAATCGGTGTTCTGGTCATTTGTTGACACGCGTACATAGCCAATAAGCATGATCATCCCCCTGAATAAAAACCGGAGATGATGCCAGTTAACCGTTATCTCTGCATTTTCATAAACGTTGGTTTGGGAGAAGCAGCGAAAATGCCTGCTGCGACAGCATTAGCCAGCAGTGCAGGTAACATCACTATTCCAGTATTAATTGGTGGAGTACAACGAACAGCATTGCTTCAGTGGAAGACGCTATCAGTGCCGCAATCTACCGACGGTAATATGGTCGTTGTTGATGGCTCATGGCCGGTTGCCTTTCCTAATGCTTGCCTTTCCATCAATCCTTCGCTGGTCAATTCTGTGATCTACGCGACTAATGGAGCCCCTTTTGTTAGCGCAGCGATTGTTGACCGGGTCAAATTCAAAGCCGCTTGCGCATACACGAAATCTAATTCAACAGTGGCAGTATGGGGAGTGGGATATTAATGGTCGACTATGTATTCAGCCCGACGGAAAATGCTTTTTATCTTGTGGCACTGAAATATGATTATTTAACTGCTGGCACATGGCCGTCAGACGGCATCAATATAAATGCTGAAGATGCACTGGTTTTCATGGGAAACGCTCCTGAGGGTAAAATGCGTGGCATTGGTGATGATGGGTTGCCTTGCTGGGTAGATCTTCCGTCACCTACGCATAAAGAACAACTTGCTGCGGCTGACTCAGAGAAAAAGTCGAGAATTGACCATGCCAACGAATACATGAACGGTAAGCAATGGCCTGGTAAAGCAGCTATCGGTCGTCTGAAAGGTGAGGAACTGGCACAATATAATTTGTGGCTGGATTATCTGGACGCACTGGAGCTGATCGATACTTCCGGTGCGCCAGATATTGAATGGCCTACGCCTCCGGCAGTTCAGGCCAGATGACATCCGGCGCTGTGCTGGTATCTGTTGCCGTCACCGCGTCAATGTAATCCAGCACAGCGTTAAGGCGGATTGTTTCTGCCTGCGTCAGCTTCCGTCCGGCCTGTAATTTCAGTTGAATCAGACTGATGGAGGCCATTGCAGTATCAATCAGCAACGGGCGCTGTGCTTCTGCTGCATCTACTGCTGCGCCGTGCTGTGCCTCGGTATCTGTCACCCATTTCTCACCATTCCATTCATCGTATGGCGTTAACGGGGCGATAGTGGTTGTATTTTCAGGATAATCACCCGGAGCTGTGATTTCTTTCGATTCTCCTGTTTCGGTGCTATAGACGATTTCACCGCGATGATCTGGCACATATTCCCATGAATTTAAATTCACAGAACGACAGATTGCATAACCAACCTTATGTATGCCAGGTGCATCAAGACAGGAACATGCCGGAATACCGACACCAACAGCAAGATATTCAGTTGACGTGGAAATATATTCCCGTGTTTCACCATCGTAGTTATAAACGGTAACATCCCCTGCCTTTGTTGCAATAAGCTCACTATTTAATATTGCTTTATGCATCAGGCTGCCCTCACGATATAGTTAAATGCAATATTACGCGGACGGTTTTCGTTTGCAGTTGGAACAACTCTGGAAGCATCAAATGTTACTCGCTTTGCATAACCACCTTTAATTGAATCAGATGAAGCATCTCCGATGACGCTGGTTGTAAAAGCACCAGAATCAGAAGGATAGGTATTAAACCTGACATCCACTAATGCACCAATTATATTTCGAATGGCATCGCCCTGTGATGAAAGCAAGCTACGGTTAGTATCAATTCCTCTTCCGTCATCCCAGCCGCGAATAAACTCACCACGTAAATCAGGCAATTTATTTGTCGGGTAAACTTTTGCCAGTTCCGGGTATTCTTCAGCAGAAAAAGCCGCACCAT